GGTTTTCCCGTAAGTCGAAATCGTCGTGTCGGCCGGCAGCGCGAAGGTTAAAAGATCAACGTCCAGCCCCAGGGTAGTCAGGGCCGCCTCCGCATCCTCATCATCCGCAAGCGTCACGATAAACGGAGAGATAATCAGTTCCCCCACATCGACCACCCACACATTCTCCAGTCCCGATGCGTCCGGCTTCCACCGCATGAAGGCATAGGCCAGGGGGTCCGGGAGGGTTAGATTACTATACAGGGAGGTCACGGGCAGCAGCATCCCCCGGCCCAGGATCTCTTTGAGTTGCTGTATCAGCATCACCGCACGGTCATGCGCCTCGTTCAACGAAGACGCAGGCAAGGGGCCGCCATCCGTGATGTCGATCTCCTGCGTGTAGTCGAGGGACCGGATGATGGTCACATATTCATCGGCGCCCGGTGGCGTAGGGGCAGGGTCCCCGATGAAGGTGACCACCCCTGCAGACGGCAGATCCGTCGGTTCCGTGAGGGTCACATCGTAATCCACCCCACGGGTCAGGGTCGTGTCTACACCTTCTGCGTCCGTGAGGATCAGATCCAGGTCGTCCACGGCAAAGACCCCAAAGGTAAAGGGAAATTCTATCGAACTCCCGTCCCCGCTATACTGAACCCGGTTGACTGAAGATGATATCGTCATTCCAATTCTCCTTCATCAGCTAATTGAGGCAGGATCCCCCTTCGTTTCGGGCCGCCTTGTTCTTTGAGTAGGATGCAGGCCTTGATGAAGTTGTCGGAGCTGAACCCGGACACCTGGCCTGCGGTTTCAAGCATCCTGGCCTGGCCGACAAGCGACTCGCTTTCAAACCGGAGCAGGAATGCCTCTGCCCTGGCGCTCGTCGGAAGTCCTCCCACGGATCGCCACCATTGTCCGTCCGGCAGCTGCGCCGTCTGCGAATGCCTGTTGACCCTGTTCACGAGGCGCTCCTGGTCTTCGGGTGGTGCGTTGGCCACATACTCCATGATTTTCTCTCCCATGGCCGGGTCCCTGTTCTGGAAGAAGGCCGCCGTCATCTTGTCCAGTTCCCTGCCCTGCGAGAACCTCCTGGTCACCTCTTCCGTCTTGATCTGGTCGATGTCCGTCCTGTACCGGTTGATCTCCGATGTGGACGACAGGAACCTCCTGACCGTCGGGTTCGACAGCAGCATCTGCTCCATCGTTTCCTGCTCATACTTCGGGTTGAACGAGTTGGTGATTTCCCGGAGGCCTCCGCTTACCAGGCCCACCCAGGCATTATTCGGCGGCATCATGGATCCCAAGGCCCTGGTCCCCCTCTCCGGTGAGAGGTTCGTGACCTGGCCGGCCGCCACGGCAAGGGGGTGCGTATCTGCCGTGTATTCCTGCCCCGGCTCAATATCCTTCGGCCCCCTCCAGACATCCTGCCAGTTCCAGGTGTCCTTGTTCCCGGCATACGCCATCAGGGCAGACACAACCGGCGGCAGGGACCCCATCCCGACAAACTCGCTCAAGGCCAGGGCCATGCGCTTGCCGGGGATCTTGCGCTCATAGTAGGCTTCCATCAATCCCTCAAAGAAGGTGCAGAATGCCCTCTGCCCCTGGTCCTTCGGGATCTTCACATAATACCGACGGAGTTGTCCGTCCTTGTCGGTGTAGGTGAAGGGTGTCGTGATGATGAAGTTCGCCTCCTTGTCACGATCCGACACGGCAGCCAGGGTTTCCGGGTTCGTCAGGTGGTTGGCGATGTAAAGGCCCATGGAAATCGCACCCAGTTGGGCTATCTTGTAGGCGAACCGTCCCGGCTCGTTGGCGGCATACCGAAAAATGGATCTCGTCCCCTGGATCCCGGCGTTGAGGTACGGCATCGCATTGTCCAGGGCCTTGGCGATGTTGCCCCCTTGGGAGAAATCAAGGTAATGCCGGGCCTGCCAAGTGGCCTCCCTGGCAGACAGACCGTTCCGCATCGCCCGTTCCCGCAGCGCAATTCTGGTCCAGATCTCCGATGTTTCACCTACCCATCCCAAAAATTTACCCAGGTTGTTCACCTTCTCACCAATCTCACCGGCCTGGGACAACCGGCCGTAATAGGTGAGCAGTTCCGTGCCGCCACCCTCATTCACATAGTCGACGACCCGGCCGCTGCGCTTGAACACATCCGGGGCCACGGCAGCAAAGTCCCTGGCGAACTGCCCCATGGCAATCGGGAGGTGCTTGCTGTACTGATCCGTGGATCCCCAGACCAGGGCCACATCCCGGGGGATGTTTGACAGGGCGAATGCCGGGTTATAGCCGGTGGCGAAAGCCTTCACGAGCTTCGTCCCGGACAGCCATTGCACCAGGGTGGAGATCGTGTGGTTCATCAGGGGATCTGCCGTGATCCATTCCTGCGCCATGTCCTTCGGCATATGCAGGAGCTTTTCCTTGCCGTCCACATACAGACGGATCAGATCATGCCCGGCCGGGGTTTCAGCATAGACCGGAGCGCCTTCCTTCGTGTACTTCACGATATTTGCTTCCGTGGCGATCTCGTTTCCGGGGTTCGCCTGGACAAAATCCAGAAGGGTCCGGTTCGCCTTGTTCCGGGAGATCATGTCCTGGGTCATGTTGACATTGTACTGCAGCAACCTCTGGGCGTTGTTCTCCAGGAGGCCCATGGACCCCTCGTCCAGGGCATGGATCCCGCCCCTCTCCGACACGGAGATCTTCTTGCCGCCCCGGACCAGCGTTGCTGAATCGTCCAGGTGCTGCATGAACTGCCGGGGAGAATAGATCTCCTTCGACAGGGCCGCAAACTGATCCTGCGTGATCAATCCTTCCTTGAGCCGGTACTGCAACTGTTCCTGCATGGCATCAAAGTAAAGACCGGCCCTGGCCTCCAGATCCGCATACACCTCCGGGACCCTTCTCTCCAGTTCTGCCAGATAGTCCAGATGTTCCACACCCGTGAGGCCGTCCGGGTGCTGCACGACCCCCAGGCCCTTGTAATCGTCGATCGCGATGATGCGTTTCGACTGTATCACGGAGTTGAGCATCTCCTGCTCATTTGAGGACAGGCCGTGGAAGATGGCCTTCTGGTACTGCTCGTTCATGTTGGATGCGATGGCAGAGGATCCGGCGTGAAGTTCCTGCTGCATCACCATCTCCCGCCCGAACAGGTCGTCAGTTGCAATGGCCTCACGTTTGAGGTTCCCGGATCGGTCCACGAACCCACGGATCAGGAAGTCCCTGACCTTCTGCCAGGAGACCGCTTCCCGTTCCGCCCTGGCCGCCACCGTCTTGTCGTACATGGCGGCGACTTTCGTTGCGGTTGTTTTTTCGGCGCCGGACATCACCTGGGAAAACATCCCGGCCTTGACCCTGCCGGCCGAGGACTTGGACAAGACCCCCTTGGCCCCCACCCCGGCGGCCATGCCCAGGAGGCCGTTCTTGATGTCGAAGGTCAGGTTGCCCTCTTCATCCTCTTCGATCCCGGCAACGCCTCCGGCCATCTGTTGCATACCGGGGGCTTTTTTTACCCCGTCCGCCTTTAATTGCTCGAATACATCAACCTTGAAGGTCCGCCCATCCTCAAGAATAACATTGCCTTTTTCGTCATAGCCTTTGACCTTGAAAGTGTCGTCATTCATGAAGATTTTATNGCCCTTGTTCAGATCACCGGCGATGACACCATCGGGTGTTTTCTCAAAACCCTTCTTGGCAAGCGCAATATCCTCGCCATATAAAGCATCGAAGGAGGCCTTCGCTTCTGCCGCAATCTGTTTTTTTGATTTCTTGTCCATAAGGGCATCTTTCAGCACCACATCGGACTCAAAGCCGAAGTCCGCTGCAATTACATCAAGCCTTGCACCGCCCTGCTTGCTGACAAGGCCAGGATGTTTTTTAACTATCTGCGCTGTTTCTTCTGCACCGAATACATCCACGAGGGCCTTATGGTTCAATCCGCCCTGGCGTTTAATATCGACTATAGCCAGAGCGACAGGGGTATCTGACATGGCGTCGGCCAATTCTGAACCCATAGAAACACGGCGTGAGGCTGGCGCAGCTGTCCCAGGTTGAACGATCCCCCCCGAAGGCAGCACTTCCCCCGCCGATACCTCTGGTGTCATTGTGGTGGGTTTTGGAGCAAAATCACCCTCAAGATTGACCACCGGCCCGTCCACATCGCCCAGGGATGCCTCAAAAGACCTGATCTGCTCCATGGCAATCTCATCGCCCTGGACCCTTTCTTTGAGTTTATTGAGATAAGGGGCTACTCCGGTTTCATCCGTGGCCGTCCCGTGCAGCGTCGAATACCCGTACTGTGCGGCAGCCTCTTCGTCGGCCAGGGTCTGCAGTTCCGTCTTGCGTCCCTCCAGGGTACTCTTCAAGCGATTTATGGCTGCCGTCCGCTCCTGTTCCGTCAGTGCCGCCATCTCTGCCCGGTCTGCTTCGGTCATGTTGTATAGGTTGGTTTTCGGGAACCCCTCCGTCAGGGTACGCAGTTGTGCGTCGGCGGGGACCGCCCCCTTGGAGAGATACTTGGCGAACTGCGGCAGGGAGGTGATCCCCTTCCTGGCAAGATCCACGGCAAGGGCAGGACCAAACAGAGGGTCCATCATCAGGTCGAGGCCCAGCTTGACCAGCATGGATCCCCCCTCTCCGAAGGTATCCTGCAGGGTCGCACCACCGGAATGGTGCTTGTAATAGGTGTCGTAATCCTCCCCCCAATCGCCTTTCTTGCTGATGGACCTCCAGGCAGACTCCAGGCCGCCGGCGAACTGCGTTGCCATCTTGCCCGGCAGGCTCATCTGCTTGAACTCTTCGGGGTTGGCGATCTCCGCATTCATGGCCCCCTTGATAAACGCCAGGGGGGCGTTGGCCGTCCCCAGACCCAGGCCGGCGATCCTCGACAGGTTCTGCCCCGCCTGGTAGACCGGGGAGGATTCCCGTTGCCTCTTTTCCTCCTCCTCGATTTCCTCTGCAGAGAACCCCTGGTTGATCAGGTCCTGCCGTGTCATTTCAACGCCCATCTCGTCCTCCCTTAATCTGCGCCGCCGAATTCATTTGAAAAATCAAGGTCCCATTCGCTTTTTATTTTCACGCCCGTCCGTGCCTTGAAATCCGCATAGGATTCCCCCGGTTTCCGGACGGGTGTCTTATCCACTTTGCCGCCCTGTGCCGGGGCCTTCTGTGCCGGGCTTCCCGGGTTCAATATCCTCTTTAGTTTCTCTGCCGCATCCCCCTTGCCCTTGACGAAGGCCGGATCAGTGAAGACCTTCAGCCCGGTTTCATAGATGTCGGAAGCGTAAATCTTCTGCCCGTCCTTCTTCCTCTGCGCCGCCAGGTCGTTCAGATTCTTGTAGAAGGTATCCAGGGCAACACCCATCTCCTCCGGTTTCGTCTTCATCTCGATCTTGTTCATCTCTGTCAGGGTGACCTTGAGGAGGGTCTTGTCCTTCACGACGACATCCGGGAGTTTCCCAGGGGCGAACCATTTGCCCCCCAGGCCCTCGCCCCCCGGTTCCTTGAAGGACTTCATGTACTGGTGGACATCCTTTAACCAGGCCGCCTTGGTCGTGTCATCCAGAACCGAATTCTTGACGGCGTTTGAGGCGGCAGTATATTGTTTGGCTATCAATAACGGTGCGATGGTATCACCCCATACCTTCTGCGCCGCCTCATTCTCTTTGGCCTTGGTTTCAACCTCCATCGTCTTCTTGGCGTTGTGAAGCGTCCCCATGATCTTCCCGGCATCCTCCCAGGATTCGATCCCCAGGGACTCCCAGTTCTTCTTGTCGAAGACATGGCGCTGCATCCCGGCCCAATCGCCTGTCGGCTCGTTAAGCATGAACTGGTCCTGCAGATTCTGGACGGCGTTGGTCACATTCACTTCCTTCGTGACCTGGTTGAGGACCCCCTTCACCCGCTGGTATTCCACGGCCCCCAGTTCGTCACGCATTGTTTCAAGATACCTGTAGGCCTGCTTCGGGTTGTCCTTTGCGATGGCGACTGCCGTGTTCAGCGTATACTGGCGCTCCATTTCGACGGCCTGGTGCTGCGTGAACAAGCCCGCATTGACGGCGGCAACCGTCTTCGCCCGGAAGTCCTGCAGGCCGCTCAAGTAATGATTCACCTGGTCAAGATTGTTCAGCAGGGCGTTGCGCTCCTGGTCGTCCGGGTCCAATGTCCTGGGCGTGAACCCGCTTGCGGTGTCCGTGACGGAGGTGTTGAACGAGTCATAATAGGCCTTCTGCCCAGCCGACACCCGCTTGTGGTTCATCAGGGATTCAAACTTCTGGTCCTGCTTGTACTGGATGTACCCCATGCGGGAGGCGGCGTACTTCGCCCGTTTCGTGTCCGTGATGCTCTTGAGGTACTCCATGGCTTTCCTGTTGGCGACGGCATAGGGATCGACCCCCTGCTCCCGTTGCGTCTGGAGTTCCTCATAGGACATATTTTGCGCCTGCTGATTGGCCAAGTCGTGGTACTCGGCTATCTTTTTTTCGTCCTCGAGTGATTGGATATAAGCGTCGAGGTTGCGCTTGTCCTCCATCTCCTTCTTGGCCTGCCTTGAGAACGAGTCGGCAAGCGCCTGCATCCCCTGGGCAAGTCTGGCCCCCGATGCCATTGTTGTCTGACCGGTCAATTCGCCTGGAATTACGATGTTCATTATCCTCCTCCTCCGGCACCACTACCACCACCCATGTCGCCCATGCCGCCTCCGGAGCCGCCCCAGATGTCATTCACCTTCGACATGCCGCCAAGGTAATCCCCATAAACCCGGTTTGTCGCATCCTTCACGGCCTGGTCCCCGGACATCCGGTATATCTCTGCCTGGTATGGGTACATGGCCAGGTTCCCCTCCCGGATCTCCGCACCGTACAGGGTGAGCGCCGCCTGGGCCTCCTTGGTGTAGGCATCAACCTTCTTCTCATACACGCCCTGCTCCGTCTGCCACCGCAGCTGTGCCAGGCTCAACCCCCTGGAATCGGCGAATGCGTTGAGGATGTCCCTGGAGGATCCACCGGGAACGAGCTGCCCGTACTTTGCGGCCCTGGCATAGAGTGTTGCGGCCCTGGTGTCCGTATCGGCCTGGAGGGCCTCCTCCTTCATCCTCCCGGCCGCCTCAAGCGCCGACGCCTCTTCCCTGGTAGCCTTCGCCTTGAGGGCCTGGATGTCGGCCGTGAACCTCTCCCCGGCGATGGCCAGTTTTTCGACCTCCATCTCCCGCATGGTCAACTCACTACGCATCTGGTACGCCTGCTTCGCCTGCTCCCCGGCGTACCAATCGGTGTACATCTGCCGTGCGGTGGCGGCCGATTGGAAAACGGTCCCGACAATCTGCTGTGCGTAACTCATTTCATTCCACCCTTGACCCTTGCGTACATCAAATAGTCCGATCTGTCCGGCCCGAAGGATTTCATCCGGCTCTCCAGGCCAAACCCCATCAACTCAATCCATTTCCGCAATTTGCCGTCATCGGCCCGGATCGTCGCCTGCATCCGAAACATATCGCAGGCCTGGTACACATCATCCAGAAAGGCTTTGCACATCTTCACGGCCGTTTTCGGATGGTTCTTGAACTCGACATCCATGCACATCCAGGCCTCGCCCATGCCCATCCAGGGGAAGGCGACTCCACCACAGCCGATGATCTTGCCGTCTGCCACAAGCGACACCGCAGGCCCGGCGGCTGCATAGGCCTCCACCATGCCCCGCATTTCCCTCGTCACCCAGGAGTCCTCCGGGATGTCCAGGCCGTCGAAGTGGGCCATCTCAAACTTCGTAAAATAAGGTTCCATCACAGGCTCCTGCAAATGTAGAGGTAGCGTACATCGGTGTGCGGATGTGTCAGGATCTGGACATTTGCCCAATGCCCTTCCAGGATCTGGACCCATTCCTTCCGGGTCAGCATCGTCGCCGTCAGGTCATATCCCAGCCTCGTGTCCTGCCACCCGTAGACCTCGACGATCAGGTTTCTGGCCGTTCTGCGGATCTCCTTGAGGACCTGGTCCATCATCTGCATCGGGATCGTCATCAGAACGTCCAGGCAGATCCCCCACTCCATGGCCGGAATCTCCGGGGGAAGCTCGCTCAATGACCCGATGTGAAGGGTGATCCCCTTCCCGATCATGGCCCTGGCATCGTCTTCCAGGGCGTTGGCCGCAATGTCGATGCAGTTGACCTTGTATCCATGCCGCACAAGCTCCGCGGCGCACCGGCCGGTCCCGGATCCGTAGTCGTTGATCTCCTGCCGTGGGATGAGCCCCATCACCGTAGGAACGAGTCGCAGGCCCTCGGATCCAAGGCGGTATCTGCCCCGGTCCCAGACCTCCTCAAAGACTTTCCTTTGCTCCTCCACGGTCCTCATACGATCACCGTCGCCCCTTCCTTCATCCCCCTGACGATATTTTCAAAGGCCGCGCTGACCTTCTGCTCAAAGGTTGCATCCTTCAAGACCCAGGTCACGGACCCGACCTCTTCCAGTAGCAGTTTCTTGAATTCGTCCAGGGGCATTGCGATCCTGGCCACATCGTCCACGACATGGGCCGTGATGATCGGGTTCCCCTTCCGCTTGTACAGTATGACATGGGTTCCTTGCTTCATGGCAGCCTCACATTTTAAGATAAAATTTATCCGTGATCCGCTTCCCCAGGGATCCATCCGATAGCTGGATAATGGATTGCGGGAATCCCTTGCACTTTGCCAGGTTCATCGAAAGGATCTGATCCAGGACAAAACCCGGCGCGTAGATCGTGCCGTTGCCGCTTATAAACCCCACAGCCACGACCGTTTCAACATCGATGGAATCCAGCGCGAAGATGGTCCCGGTCGCGTCGATCAATCCGACCACAACGTCAGCATTGCCGGATACGTCCACGGCAAACAATGACCCCGCAGCAGCAATGAGGCTCACAATATGATTGTAGTCTATCGTGACGGTGATGGAGAAAGGCGTTCCCGTTGCGGACATCAGGGACAGGTCAATGGTGATATCCCCCTCTCCGCCCGTTGACACCGTGACGCTAAAGACCGTGCAGGACCCCTCTTGCAGGGCCGCTGAAATGTTTGCATCCCCGGCTATGGCGGCGGCGAAGGCAGAAGCAAGGGCGGCCTGTAGGGATTGCGCCAAGACCTGATCCGTGACATGGCCGATGGCAAGCGGCGATCCCGTTCCGGAAATCAGCCCACCTGGAACATTCGCATCCCCGGAGATCCCCGGAGCAAACGCCGACCCGGAGGCGGACTTGAGGCTGGCAGCATGGGTATAGTCAGCGGAGAAGGAAGCTCCAAAAATTGTTGATATTGCGGACTGTAGCGAAAAGGCAACATTCGCGTCCCCTGTGACGGCTTCCGCGAGGACACTTCCCACGGCAGCGGCAAGGTTCATCGTAAGATTTGCGTCGAGGTTGTGGCTGCATGAGAACATCGTTCCCGTTGCCGTCGCCAGCCCCACATTGACCGTCTGCCCGATATCCACGGTGACGGAGTAAGGCGTCCCGGTGCATGAGATCATCCCCGTTGCCACGTTCCCGTCCCCTGATACGGACTCCCCGAACATGGAGCCGGAGCCGGAGGCCAGCCCCACAGCAACGGTCCGATCAACGACCGCCTGGATCGTGACGGTNAGCATGGAGCCGGANTCAANCGCTACNACNGC